AAAATTAAATAAAGACGGGGGGGCTCTAAAAAAAGAGATGTATTCGGCTATAGCCAACAACAGTTTTTCCTACCTTCTAACTCTTGACGAGTTTAGGAAGGGTTTTCCCGATGAGACAAGACCTTCGTGGATAAAAATTACTACCATCACTATGGTATCAAGCTTTATTCAAGAAATTGATATCAAAAAACTCCGTTTCCTTTTTGAGAAATTGGAGACCTTCAAAATAAAGCGCTCCGGTACCAAGGATGATGGTGGATTTGTGTGGAAGTTGAAGCCTACAACATTCTACAATCAGGTTACTCTCACCTATCACGATTCTTACAGTACTAAGTCTGTGAAGGTTTTCCCAAATGGCTCTATTCAGGTAGCTGGATGCTGTGACCTCTTTGACTGTAAGAGGATCATCACCCAGCTCACCTACATCTTCAAGACCTTTTTGGGGATGGAATCCCAGGTGCCCGTTGACTCTTTTAGGGTTGTCATGATCAACTCTAACTTCTCTCTCAACTACAACATCAACCTCATGAAAGTGGCGCAACACTTTGAGAATCACTCAGATATATTTAAGGTTTCTTTTGAACCTGACAGATACAGCGCTGTAAAAATCAAGTTTCGCCCAGCCCAAGATATGAAAGAGATTACCACAAGCATTTTTTCAACTGGTAAAATAATAATCACAGGTGCTGAGACCCTCAAAGAAATTGCTTTTGGTTACAACATCATCAACCAGCACATCAATGAAGAACCCACCATTCGTTGCGAACCCACAGTCGAGAAAGATGTTTTTGATGTGTTCCTTGGTCACAGATGTGAACCAATGATTGAACATCTCAAGAATAAGGGATTCAAATCATGGATACAGACAATTGCAAACAGGAAAATTAACTTTTAATATTTTGTAATATAAATGGACGGTTCTCTCCTATCCAGGTACGCAGCGGCTCGCCAGTCTGTATCAGTACAGAAGGGTGGTAAAGGGAAAATATTTATTATTGTAGGAGTCTTATTGATTGTATCTGTTTTGATTTCTGTATTCTCGGGTATGTTTAATTTCAGGAAAGAGGAGGAAAAAGAGGAGGAAAAGGAGGAGGAGGAAAAAGAGACTGAAACAGGACCAAGCTGTCAACTTGATAAGAAGATCAGAAGTGGTAATCTCGGTGCTTGTGATTCAGTAAGTGATATTGATCCAGTGGGTGTTACATTTACGGGTGCATACTTTAAACCAAAAGCTCCTACTAAAGATAATAGTTGGATACATGAACTATCTTCAACTGGCGACACAAAGGAATATATAGCCGCTCACCAAGCTTCAGATAATTTTTGTAAAATGGTTCGTTTTCAGATAAAGAAGAGTGGTGATGTATGTAGATACCAAACACTTGATGCTGGTTATGTATCATCCCCGAATGTGCAGGGTGCTTCACTGTGCATGAATAAAACTAATGTATTAGATAATTGGAGTAAGAAGACTGTTCAAAAACTGGCATCCCGTGACACTGATGTAGGTTATGGAATTCAAGAATTGAAATATAATAAGTTCTGTGATTGAAAATAAATTTCTAACTGTACATTAATACAAAATGTCGCAGCGACTTGGAATGGCCGATGGAAGGTGTTTCACCATACACTCTTCAGCCCAACTTACTAACAACTATCTCATGGAGCAAAATGGTATTAGCTTCGAGGACAACTATTCGTTCCGTAAGGCTATGCAGAAGCAGGGACCCGAGTTTCTCAACAAGCTCAAGGAACAGTCCCGTGATAAGTGTGATCAGTGTCACCCTTACACAAACATGTCTAAAACTTATTAGGTGTGATAAATTTTAATAAAAACTTTAGAATTATACTGTAGAATGCCAGAATGTGCAATATGTCTCGGCGAGGTAAGGTCAACAAGGTCCAACCCACCCATCCGTTGTGGACATATTTTTCATTCCCACTGTATACAAAAGTGGAAGGATGAAGGTAAGAATACTTGCCCAACTTGTAGAAAAGTTTTTGATGTTTCACAATTTAAAGTTACACTGACAGTTCAGAACAATTACACAGCAGAGTCTAACACTGTGTCATTGGAGAGTGAAGCTATCTTCAATATTATGGATATTTTTGATATGTCATTTGATGTTGAAAATACGGTAGATTTAGACAGTCTTCTTGCGGACCTTGGGGTGAGTCTTACCGACCTTGATGCCCTTGTCCTTGACACAGAAGGATGAGCAGTACTTCTCGTAATTTAAACCAGGGTAGTTTTTATCAGCCTTTCGGGGATCTTTGATAGATTTACCAGATGCATCAGTCAGAAGTGGACCAGTAGCCCACCCCCTCTTGTGACTGAATACATTAGCTCTGAATGCAATACGCTTGGTAGGAGCAAACTTTCCACCCTTCTTTACCCGAGAAACAGGAATCTTAAAGAACTTAGCTACAGACTCTTGGGTGTCTCCAGGTTTAACACGATACTCTATGACTCCATGTTGAACATAAAAGTGGAAATCACCTTGACGAATGTAGTTTGTAGGTCTTCCAGGACAGACGAACATCATTACTTTATAGTACCCCTTCTTACATTTTTCATTCGCCTTCGCAGCATATATCTTAGTTGGGTTATCTGAAATAACGCGCTTTGGAAGTCCAGTGCAGTGAGTATAGTTATGACTTCCGTTTGAAAGACCAGACCTATCTCCAGGAATGGATTTTTGCCATCTATAAGCCTGATAGTCTCCTACCGCATATGCATAACAGTTATTATTACCAACACCAGTAGACGTACCCCAACGCTTATGGGTATATTTCCTTTCCGAACCACTCAAAGGTAGGTTCTTCATTTATATTGATACAGAAAAAAATATCCGTATCTAATAAATGTTTAAGGAAATCGTCAAGGCTGAAAATAAGTCCGATATGCTCACCGAGCTTCTCGTGTTCGTTCTCAATGTTCTCATTGCGACCTTCATCCTCCGCGTCGCGTGGAACAGGGCTCTCGTCCCCCACATCTCCGCCCTCAAGCCCATCAAGACCATGCTTGATGCTTTCTTCCTCGCCCTGTCCATCAACATCCTCAAGGGTGTTTAAAACTCTTGGTAACCAACAGTCTTTTCACCATTAGGATCAATAGTGGTTGGGAAGGCATCCATTCCCGAACAACCACCTTTATCACAATCAATAAATTCATAAGGCTTACCAGCCTTCTTCATGTAGTCTAACTGCTTACGAGTCCATCCACAACCCATGGTCCCGTAAATAGTCCATTTCTCACCGTTGGAGGTGACATGATGCTTACCTGTCTGTGTCAGCAGGTAAATGTTCACAATGATGAGAAGTGCGAGAAGCCACATAGTTTATTATACATAAATATTATTCTTCCGAAGAGAAGGCGAGTAAATTAATAATGTCTGTGAAATAATCAACAGATGCATCTATGAAATCACCGTTGTAATTCCTCTGTAAAATCTGATTTGTATCATAAAGAACAAATAGACCAAAAATAAGAATACCTATTTTAGTGAGATTCTTGTCACCAGGTCTGAACAGACGTGCGATGAGAAGAGCTAATAGGGCAAAAAATAAAACAGTGCCCATGGTTCTAAGATTGAGACCAAGTTGAACCGATATAAATCCCGCAATAATCATGGAAATGAATATAGCAACCGCTTCTAAAAGTGCTTCGCGTAAGTCCTTAACGCGATGATATAACAACCCAGTAATGAGAGACACAGCAGTAAATAGGATAAACTTGCTCTTGATACCAAGGTTAGCAAGTATAAGTGTTAACATTAAAGCTATACTGGATATAATGAGAAGAAGACGGTTCTTCTCAGTAAACTCCGAAACTTCACTATTTTTTAGTGCCGCCTCTACCCCTTGATATACCATAAAACCCTGAAAAATAAGATGACCAATTACGGTTGCCATAAAAGGTAACTTATCTTTGTTCATTTATAATACTCATATAAATTATTTACAAATTTTATTTTTGAGCACATTGCGTTCATTATTTGATAGACCCTTCACGTAGTTGTTTATCTTTTTGGTATTGACCTTGGGTGTGACCGTCTTGAAACCCTTTGATCCTCCAACAAACTTCATATTCTTACCAGCCTTTATGGCGTTCCTTACGTTTTGAGGTGTCCTCATGTTAAAAGGTTGACCGCGTTGCTGCCTTTTCACTAGAGCCCGAGCGGCACCTGAGTCAAGCAACTTTTGGTCCCTTTCCGAAAATGTTGGCTGTGCCCTCTTTTCCCTCTCAGCCTTGTTCTTAGCCAGAGCCTTCTCATACGGAATGAGTCTCACATACTCACGATTCTTACCGTTTACGTCAGTGAAAATGAACTTCTTCTGTGGGTTAAGCCGCGCCTTGCGTCCCATTTCAATCTGATTATTGATCTTTGCTTGCATCTTGTCACCGTAAGCTTTCAAGTTCTTTTGCTTAGCCTCATGATACGCGGACTTACTTTCAAATTCCTGCTTCTTACCGTTTACGTCAACGAAAGACCTCCAGTACTCGTTCTTCTTAGCCTTGGGTGTGGGGGTCTTGGCTTTGGTCTTTTCTCTCTCAGCCTTGTTCTTAGCCAAAGCCCTATCGTATGCAAACTTCCTGACAAATTCACGCTTCTTACCCTTTACATTGACGAAAGAGAACTTCTCCTTGAGACGAACGGGTGTGGGGGTCTTACCCTTGGTAGCCTTGATTTCCTTGTGTTTGACATTTAGCTTGTTAGCAGCCTTCTTCCTCCCACTTTCAATCTTCCTTGCATATTCCATAATATTGGAAGGAGACATCACACCATAGGGTGTCTCGTTGTTCTCGACCATTTTCTTCTTCACATTTTCGTTAAATTTCTTCCTAGCTGAGGGAGTCATTAAGTTTTGAGGAAGTGGTTCACCACCAATCTTACGGGGGAGACCCATTTTCAACCTTATGGCTTCTACATTTACGGCTTGTTTTTCCATGAGTTTCTTTATAGCTCGTGCAGTTGGTCCAAGCTCG